TTTCATATCTTATATGATTTTCCAGTTTTTCAATGTAACTTATGACCTGGTTAAGCAATTCTACATCAATATTATCATTATGATATAGGTTATTTAATGCCCTCTGTATCTCTGCTCTCATTTTCTTTCTCCCAATCTGCTAACATATCTGTTACTCTTACCCCATAATAGTCTCCCCAGTGATTATCACACCACTGCTCTATCCACTCAATAGGAATTGCTTTTACTGTTGGTTGGTTTTCTATATCAGTTATTGTTTGTTTTAAGACTGTTGTTGCTGTTATGCCATCAACTGTTTTATAGTCCCATAATTCCATAACATCTTTTATTAAATTGTCGGCATCAATCAATCTCATTTTTGCCCTCATTTCTAATAATCAAGTATGTAACTAAAATGATTATCAACATACCAGTAAGAATACCAAGTAAATACCACACTACTTGCATATCTCCACCCCTATCAGTCTTGGTCTGCCTACACCATCATTTACATAAAGCCTTTTAATAGCTCCCATTATCTCTAAGTCTTGTAAGTTTCTTCTAAAAGGCTCATCTGCCATTTCCAGGTCACTCTGCATCTTAAATCTGCTTCCTTTAGGGTTTGCTCTAAAGTACCCTAACATCACAGCCTTAATTGCTCCATACTGCACAACATCTTCAGTTTTCACTTTGATCTCCATTGTTATCTCCTATCATCTCTTTAAAAATAGCCATCAGTACATTGACCACAATGCTATCACCTGCTAAGTGATACAACGTGGTATCACTCATGTGCATTAGCTTGTCAATATCATCATCTCTAACACCTTGAAGTCTAAAGCACTCTCTTGGTGTTAGTTTTCTAATTTTCAGATCATCCAACATCCAATATGGTTGCAAATACATATCTGTAATTGTGGTGGTAGAAAAATCACTCTCATACACTCTGTTTTGTAGATACCACTGTGTATTGTTGTTGCTCTTTTTTTCACCTATACCGGCAATTACTCTAGGTTGTTTAATCACAACTCCTCTACCACCACCATCTGCACATACAATAGTTTGTGCCTTGCCTTTCTGTACCACTCCTCTATGATTTTTGGTACTTGCTGATGTAAGGTCAATTATGTCATTTTCTTCAGCTTCCTGGTATCCTTTTTTATTGGCATTTCTTATCAGTAAAATATTGCTTCTATGCCCTTTACCATATTGTGCTTGTACCGTACTTGCATTATCTGCATCTAATACTTTGTTATTATAATCATCATAAATGCCCACTACTTTATCCATACTTTATCCCTCTCATCATTTTCTCACTGAGGATGTACTTTTCATCTACATCCTTTTCAAGTAAGTCTTGCAGCTTGATCTGAAGTGGGAAAGGCTTAGGAAAGTTGTAGCAATAATCACCTCTAACTGATACCATAAAGCATCTGTTTCTTATCTGTGGTATACCATAGTCAGTAGCAATCAAATCTTGCCAGTATGATTGATAGCCCATCTGCTCTAACTCATACATCCATTTCCTAAACATTGGCATATTTTCTTGGTTGTGCACTTGAGTTACATTTTCCATGAGCAATACATGTGGTTTTATCTCCATTTCTGTAAGCAATCTGTGTACTTGCCACAATAAGCCACTTCTAGTGCCCTCTTTCATCCCACCTTGCTTACCAGCTAGTGATAAGTCTTGGCATGGAAATGAATAAGTCATGATATAAGTGTGCTCTTCATCTATCTTGTAAAATTGACCTGGTGTTTTGGAAATATCCACAGTATTTTTTGTGACTAAAATATCACTCCATATCTGCTTCAGTTTATTTTCACTCATCCTGCTGATCTGGGCAAGGGTCATTGGCTTATCCCAATCAGCAGATATACCTAGCTCAAACAGTTTCTTGGCTATCTCCTCTTTGCTTTGGTTTTCCATAAGATGTATATATTCATTTTCACATCCTGGATAGTGTAAGGCTCTATAGGCTTCTATGCTCTTATAATTCCACTCAGTGATGGCATAGTGTTCAAACTCCACACCTAGATATTTTAGAGCTAGTGCTTGTGAGCCATAACCGGCAAACAACTCTATGAGCCTTATTGGCTTGTTGATCTGATATAAAGGGTAAAGGCACTCAAATATACTTAGGTTTTCCACTTTGTAACTCCTCTTTGGTAAAAGTAATACCATCAAACCTATTATTGATTGCTCTAAGGCAGTTATCATCTTTTGCCATAAACCATAATCTCTTGGCAATATATCTTGCCTTTTCTTCAGTTACTTCTACCCACTTATTTTTCACATTTCTGTATCTAACCATCTAAAACCTCTTTTCTTTGATTTTAAGTAGTTCAACTGTTATACTGTTCTTAGGCAGAGTAAGGCAGCTCAAGGTATTCACAAATAAAGAATACCGTTGGAGAGTTACGCTACTCTGTTTTTTATTGCCCATCAAACACCTGCTCTCTAATCATATCCATGTCATTACCTTTAGGCTCACTTAGCTTAAAGTCCGGTACCTTCTTTCTTTTAGTATTTTCTTTCTTATATCCTTTACTATACTTATCTATACTGGGTATACCAGGTGGTATACCAAGCCTATAAGCGTTGTTTTCATCCAGTGACAACTGAGCCATCTGCTCTTGATATTTTGTTTCTACATACCTATCACTTCTTATGTAGTTGTTTATTTTCCAGTGTTTAATCACCACAACACCATTTTGAAATGCAAGTACAAACTTCTTTGCCAGTAGTATTTTCAGGTCATCCTCAGTAGCTGCACACTGTCTTATCACTGATTTTGGTGAGTTTACAAACCCATCATCATCAGCAACCATCCCAAGTGTGAAGTATAAGCATCTAGCACCCAAAGGCATATCCAGGAAGGCATCACTCATCACTATTGTCTTTGCAAACATCCTTCTCTCAGCCATTATCATCTACCACTGATCTGATAACTTTGATGCCATCTTTACTCATCCTAAGTTGATTGTCATTTTTGGCTTTTTTCCTCAAAGCATACTCTTTTCTCAAGTATCTTAAGGCTCTTTGGTGGTAGTTATCAGCCCTATCTAAAATAGCTTCATTGCTCTCTGCAAGTCTGTAGCCATAAGTCTTGCCCTTTTCTTTCATTGGCAGGATGGCATACTGGGCATTGCTCTTATTGATGTTTTCAATATCTTTTCTTAACTTTCTATGTGCACTTGAGTAATGCTCACTGGTGGTTTCTTCAGCTCTGTGGTATATTTCCTCTAAGTCACTCATAATCTTTGTTAGAGTGGCTTGCTGTGTTTCTAGAAAGTACTTATAGAGCACTAATGCTCTGTTATTTAATGTAATTGTCATAAATGTATCTCCAATCTCTCTTAAAGTTATTCATAAAGAAGGAAAAGCCATGCTTTTCCACTACTTTATCTTGGCAAACAGCTTTTAAATAAAGCCAGTATTTTTGCCCATCTGCTGTGTTGTGTACCCCTCTATTGCCTACATGGCACTCAGCACATAAGTAGCACCAACACCCATATTTCTCACTTATCTTTCTAAAGCTGCCTGCATATATATGATGCCTATGCAAGTTATATGTACTGCCACACCTCACACATCTATGCTCATTGCTGATAAGTGATTTACTCATTGCTCCACTCTCTCCCTATTTGAGCATCAAGTACCTTGATCTGAAGTTTCAATGCTTGGATGGCTTCCAGGTTAGCCTTGTAAATAGCTTCAGTTGCTATCTGCTTATACTTGGCATCTGCAACATCTTCTATACCTCTTGCAATGTATTGTAGGTTGCTAACCGGTCTGCCCTCTGCTTCTAGTTTTAATAATGTTTCACTGAGTTTAACCTTATAGGCTCTATCTGCTTCAGCGTAATCTGCACCAGTATACCTTAGTGATCTAACACTTTTGTTAAGCTGCTCTATAAGGTTTTCTAATTGGTTTAGTAAGTCCATCTTTTTCTCCCTTGTGGCAAGGTGTGAGGGAAAATGGGAAAGGAATAACATGGAGGTTTATAACGTGGCAATTCAATGTTGACCTCACACCCTGCCTATGAAATGCCTAAAATGGCAATTCACTCTCATATACAATGTCATCAACGGTATCAAAGGCACTGTCTTTGCTCTTAGCCTTTGCTCCAAACATCACCTTAGTTATGCTTACTTCCAGCTTTGATACTTTGTTACCTTTTGCATCCTCATAACTACTTGAGTGCAACTCACCAATAACTCCTAGCTCATCACCTTTTCTCACATAACTGCTCAGTAGCTCTGCTGTTTTACCCCATGCTGTGCAAGGTATAAAGTCAGCGTTGTCATTATCTCTGTTAACAGCAAGGGTGAGTGTTACAACACTCTTACCACTGGCTGTACTTCTTAAATCAATATCTCTTGTTACTCTGCCAATGATGATTGCATGATTTAACTTCAAAATGTATCTACCTCACTTTTCATATCTGCTTTAGCCAGATCAGCTTTTAGTTTTGTGATTAAAGCATCAATCTCTTTTAGAGATAACTTGTTATCTAACTGATCTAAACGCTTAATCTTGTATTTTTCCAAAAACTTAAGCTCTAACTGTGGCTTAGTTGCAAAGTAGTTATCTATAAACCTTCTATATGTTCTTGTGGTTACCTCATCATTGCTGTAGACTTCATCCACTCTGCCTTCAAGGCTCTCTGTTTCCGGCTCATCACCGGTTGCCACCATGAAGGTATCAGCCAAGTAGTACTTGAGTGCTCCAGTGTAAGCCTTATACAGTGCCTTATCACCTTTGTCAAAGCCTTCTCCATAAATCTGTGAAGTTTCAAACCATCCAGTGTCAATGTCATATAAGTTAAAACTCATTGTGACAAACCTGCCATTAGATTGTTTGCCCTCTACTGTAAATCTCTCAACATCCACCACAGTGCTTTGCAGCTCCAAGCCTACTTTACTAAACAACTCAGTAAATAGCCTTTTGTATCCTGCTTCACTGAAATACTTGTAGTGGTCAAAATCGTTATTTTTATCTCTAGGTAAAATGCCTTTTTCATTAAGCAGCTTTCTTACCTGGTTTTTCTTTTGCTGTAAGTGAGCAATGGCTTCTACACCAGTTATAACTTTCTCTGTCATTTAACCTTTATCCTCACTGTTGCAGATACCTTACTGCTCTTGGTGTACTCATCATAGATTGAAGGATGTTCTTTTTTGAAAGTCTTGCTGTCAAAGGTTTCTCTCTCTGTTTCACCAATGTAGGTGATGCAGATGTCATCATTTTCCAACTTATATATGCCCTTTCTTTCCATCTCTTCTTTTATAAGGCTTCTAACCTTATCTCTTATGTCACTCAATTCCTTGATCTGATTTTCAAGGAAAACTAATTGATTATTAGTCTGTACTGCTAATGTGTTTTCTTTTGTTATCAGCTCCTGCATCTTTTACCTCTCTTTCTATCTCCTCTACATGCACCAGCTTGCCATGTCTGTATACAGTCCACTTAAAAGTTGTTTTGTCATAACCTCTGCATATCTCAGCATAGCCATCAGCAAAAATAAATAGCTTCCAGGTCATCTGTTAGCCCAATAAACAGCAATGACAACTAAGAAATAAGGCAGGCACACTGATAACATAAACAGCACTGCCATAGCCTTAAGCAATAAATCTTTTGATAATTTCTTTGCCATAAAAATTGTTTTTTCCTTTCTTTTTTGTTAAAATAGTTAAGTCATAAAAATTGGTATTTCCAATAAGTTAAGTGGTCAAGCACCACTTTTCTTAATGGCATCTGCTTCAGTCCTTATAATCTTTGAGCTAATATCTAGGTACTTCAGCACTCTCTTTGTTGGTACTACTAAGGGTCTTGTGCTTCTTATTGGCTTGCCTTCATCCTTCATTTCTTTCATGATCTGATGAGCAATGAGCCTTGCATACTTGATGTTGCAATTAGCAAGCCTTGAGATGTCTTTAGGCTCTATGTAGTACTTGTTGATAATCTCAACCAGCTCAGTATAATCTGCTTTGTTATTCATAGATTTTACTTTAAGTAAATTACTACTCATTAAAAAAAGCACTGACCGGCACACCATAGTGCTTGGCTAAAAGAGCCAGTTTTTCAAAAGCCATCTTATGTGGTGCTCTCTCCCAGTTTTTAACTGTAGAAACACTAACACCAAGCAACTGAGCAATGTTTTCTTGTGATAAGCCTTTTCTAACTCTGTAGCCCTTGAGATTATTTCTCAATACTTCAATGTTTAGATTTTCCATTATAAACTCCTTTCTATAGTTTACATTTTACTTTAAGTAAATTGTGAAGTCAATAACATCTTACACTTTAAGTAGAATTATATTACACATTGTGGTAAATTATAGGTACAAAGGAAGTATTGGAGATTATGGCAAACAATTTTAGTTACAATTTAACTTATTTAAGAAAGTTAAACGGTCTTGACCAAAAAAGTATCTCTAAAATTGTGGGTAAATCAGTATCCACAGTATGTGCATGGGAAAAGGCAACTAGGCAACCACTTGTAGAAGATGTATATATTTTAGCAAAGTATTTTCATGTAGAGATGGAAGCACTTTACATGGGTGATGTAAGTGAAGCTGAGAAGGTAAGATAATGCCAGTATACAAAGACAAAACAAAGACAAAGGATGGCAGGCAGTTTTACTACACCATCCATTATGTAGATCAATACTACATGCCACATAGGATAAAATCTAAAAAGTACCTCACCAAAAAGGATGCTGAGAAGGCTGAAGCCAAAAAACTGTTAGAGTTAGATAAGCTGCCTACTGAAACAATGACTTTTAACCAAGCATCACTAATTTTTCTTGATGAAAAAAAGAAAAAACTAAAGCCAGGCTCTTACAGAGATTTTGAAAACGTATTGAGCAATGCTCTTGATGTACTGGGTGATGTACAGATAGATAAGCTAACTAATAGGCAGTATGAAGCCTTTTTAAACCATCTAGAAAGTTTTACTAGAAATGGCAAACAGATAACCAACAAATATAAAAATCGCTCTGTATCAGCCCTAAAACAACTTTTAGAGTTTACAGAGAAAAGATACAACATTACCTCATCTATACCATCCAGGTATGAGCCATTTAAAGCAGAGCAACCTAAAGAGATGAGATTTATAACTTCAGATCAACTGAGCAAACTGCTATCAGTAGTAGATGATATTGTTTATAGCTCCCTTTTCAAAACCCTCTTTTATATGGGCTTAAGAATTGGAGAAGCCAATGGCTTGCAGTGGAAGCACATAACCGGCAACACCTTATCTGTAAAGCAAACAGTAAACACTAAGATAAGAGATGCAAATGGCAACTACTTAATCACATCACCTAAAACAACTTCATCAATACGCTCTTTGCCACTTCCACAAGTCATTGCTAACAGCCTTGCTGAGTTACATGACTATTATGCTTGCAGTGATGAGTTTAGTGATGAGTGGTTTGTTTTTGGTGGTATCAAGCCCATAGCAGAAAGCACCATACAAAAGGCAAAGTATAATTACTTCAAAGCTGCTGATCTGGCTGATATAAGGTTACATGACTTTAGGCACTCTTGTGCATCTTTCCTAATAAACAATGGAGCATCACCCCTGCTAGTCAGCAAGTGGTTAGGGCACTCTAATGTGGCTATGACTTTAAACAGATACTCTCATTTATATAAGAGTGAGCTATGGGAAATAGTAAAGGAAATAGACAAAAACTGTACCTAAAACTGTACCTAAACCACATAAATATAAGAAAAACCCTTATTTTCAAGGGTTTTTTGTTTACTTGGTGGAGAATATGGGCAACAACCATTGATGGAAATAGGTGAAAACAAGCAAAAACACAGAGAAAAACAGTAGTTATACTAGGAAAAATGGGTAAAATTAGGGCAACTTTAACGCTCCTAAACTGTACCTAAAACTAAACTGTACCTAAAGTGTACCTAACAAAAAAATGCCAGGGCTTTCACCTGGCTGCTTTTTATAGAAGGAGATACCCATAACGGTCTTATTTTGTTGCTATGTCACTTAAGGCATGCTGTAATTCATCTCTGCTTGCTTTCAATCTATCTATGCCATTGCCATCAATCATGTGGTTAGTAATTGCCTGCAAGCCATTGAGTATTGCTTTATCTATTTCTGCATGCCTATCTGCCTTTTCTTTTAAGCTCTTTATGTCATCCTTATTTTTCTTTACATCATCCAGTGGTGTTTTTGCTATTTTCCATAGCCCATAAATAGCCACTAAACCACTGGCAATAGAAACAAGGGTACTAAACTCTGTTGACAACTGCATAGTACTTAGCCTTCTACTTCTTCATCCATCTTTTCTTGCTTGGCTTTTTCATATTCCTTTTTGCTCATGCCAATACACAGAGCTAGAAACATGCCAAAACCACCAATGCTTGTGCCAATCTCTAAGCCATAAGGCAGCTTCCAGGTGGTTGCTAACAAACACCAAAAAAACTCAATGGCAGGTATAATATTGATTGCAATACTCTTAACTGCATCATAAAACTCATTACTCCATTTAAACATTGATCTAACCCCCTTAACTGATTGTCAATACATGGGTGCTACCATCTTGAGATACTGTTGGCACAGTAGCATTACCAGTAATAAGTGAGCCATTTACATAAGCCTTATAACCACTGATGATATTAGATGCTGAAGCTGCACTGCTTGAAATGGTAGTATCTACAACCATGCTTGAGCCACTTACACCAAGTATAGTTGCACCACTCTTAATGTTGCTTGAGATGATTTTGTTTTGCTCTGTGGTTGAAATAGAAACAGTACCACCACTGGTATATCCAGCTGGTATTGATACTGTGCCTGCCTTTGTGCTGATAGTGCCACTGGTGCTACCATTATTTGCCATAGAGCCACTAACTAAACCACCACTTCCATAAGCACTCTTACCGGTTAAAATATCACCAGTAGCTGCTGTTGCATCACTTGTTTCATAAAAAATAGCATTACCACCACCACCACTTAAAGGTATCGTAACTTGTGGTACAGAATTATAGGTAACACCATTGATTATTACCGATTTGCTCATATTTTATACCCCTTTCACAAAATGATCTGTTGAGTTAAATAAAGTGGTAATGTCTTGCTCAACCCAAGTGCCATTGACCTTTTTATATCCTTGTAACACCTCTGCCCAGTTGCCATTGATTTTTGTATACAAAGTATTATCACCAGGTGTGTACTCTGCATATAAATAAGTCAGTGGTATATTACTGTCAGCAATGCTAGTTGTATCTACATGGGCATCTGTTGCATTGCCATTGCTCCAACTCAAGTAGTATTTATACTCACTTGAAGCATCAGTGTAGCCATTAGATGATGAGTTTTTAAACTGCCAAAACTTATTATCAACATAATGCCAAAATCTATCTAAAGTGCCTACTGTATTCATACGCAACCCATTAGCATTATCACAGTACAAATATTGCCCACCAATGGATAAACCGGTAGTGATAACGTTGCCTGGTGATGTTTCCACACATGAAAACAGTGCCTTAGATGCTACAGAGCCAGTTATGGAGATAATACCATTAGTGGCTGTTACTGCTATACCTTTGAGTGTCCTAGAGCCATTAGCTTCATTGCTCAGCAGGTAAATAGTGCCACTTTCACCATTGCCAATTAGATAACTCTTGCCAGCTTCCATTGTTGTTACAACCCTATATTGTGTATAAGTTGGTGCAGTTACTGTAACTGTGCATGTATCAGTATAGCCACCATCAGTAGTTGTTACTGTGATGGTTGCTGTACCTGCTGATACTGCTGTGATCTGACCACTTGAGTTAACAGTTGCCACAGATGTATTATTACTGCTCCAACTGACTGATTGGTCAGTAGCGTTAGATGGTGTTACAGTAGCAGTTAGTTGCTCAGTTGCTCCTTCTTCTAGGCTTGTAGAGTTTTTGTTGAGTGATACTCCAGTAACATGTACTGTTTCAGCAGTAGTTACTTCTATTTCAGCACCATATACACTGGCATAACTGCTTGAGCTAGTACTGCTTCTTCTTAGTGGTACTCTAATACCAAAGTTTGCTCCATACCCTTTTAGCGTTGCCCAACTCAATGATGTTGGTATTGCAAAAGAGTAAGTGTTTACTGTAGCACTAGGTGTACTGGAAATAGCAGTATTTGATATTGATGTTGTGCCATTATAAAGAGATGGTCTATAAGATGAGCTGCTTTCACTTAAGTTAGTAACAGCCATTTTGATTTTTACAGTAAAACTGTTTACTGTTGCAGTAGTTGGTACCGTATTAAAATCAAAACCTCTTATGTAAATGTAGTATGTGTTACTGGTAGAGTTTCTTGTGTTGTTTAACTGTGCATAAGTTGTACTATCAGTATTTGTATACATGTTAGTGTCATTAGTAACACTTGTATACGTTGCATTGCTTCTGTAGTAAGTGCTTGGAATTAGTCTATAGGTTGCCATACTAACCCACCTTTAGGTATATATCACCATTAGAGCCTAGTGATGATGATGGTGTGCTGTTGCCAGTATAGTATGTGATGATTACCAGGTTGCCAGTAACTTTTGAGCTATTTACATAGGCTGTTTTATTAAGCACTATATCACTGGTTGTAGCATCAGCATCACTGCTGTCAACAAATACTGCATTACCACCACCATTAGCCAAAGGCACTTCTATTGATGGCACATTATTATATGTTGTGCTTGCTATTCTTACATTTTTACTCATGATACTGTTAAAAACGCTCCATTCCAACCTATTTTTCCATAATTGGATGGTATAGGGTTTACTACAACATTTTGGTGTAAAACCAGGTCAGCAGTTTCAAGTGTTACTGCTTCATCTCCTGGTGTTACTTCATACTCACCATGATAATCAGCATATATTGAAGCAACTATTTTAGTGTCATTTTTCAGTTTGATCTCTTGTAGGTTACTGTCAACTGATAGAGTATAACTGTTGCCAGTTTCTACAGTCATCTGTACTACAAGTGGTATTGTCATGTTAACACCTCACCAATTAAGTTTTCAGTGATATAAACTTTTACAATGTTAGTGGCAGCTCTAGAGCCACCATTATAAGTCCAGTTAAGTTGCACCTCAATATTGCCAGTTTTAAAGGCTAAGCTCTCTTCTTGTGAAAAGTACACATCTACCTGCCTTGCTGTTACTACAATATCTTCTCCAGTTTTTGTGATGCTTCTATCTAACTGGGTAAAGGTTGCATATACATTACTGGCTTGTGTCAGATCAACTGTGTTATCTGCAATTTTCAACTCAAAAGTTGGTGTTGTACCTCTAATCATAAAGCCCACCTCTCAGTGTCACTCTTTATCATTTCCAGTTTCTTATTGGCTTCAATCATGCCTTTGCTGATCTGGTCTAGCTCATCCTCTAATTTAAGGTTTTCTGCTTCCAACTTTTCTGCTCTTGCTTTTTCCTTTTCATAAAGGTTTCTATAATCAAGCATTGGTAAATCTTCACCATCCATGATAGCTGCCCAAAACTTATTGCCATCTATGGTATCAATCAGTGCCCAATTATTGGTGTTTTCTACCCAGTCATACACATTGTAGATACCTTTTGTGCATAGCTCATCATAGATTTTCCCATTTAAAGAAGGCTCTGCTCTAAGCCTTCTAGTGTCACTATTGATGTATACCTGGTGTTTGTTTTCATCTCTCTCTACTGGTTTAGGATACACAATTTTGTTAGGATACTCTTTTTTCCAATCGCTTGCTATCCAACCAGTATTAAATGCTTTATCCCAATATAAGTATGGTACTGGGTCAATAGCGTTTAACCTCATTGTATCCCATGTATACTTGGTATTGAGTGCTAACTTCTTAGTGAGATATAAGTGTAGATGCTCACCTTTTGAGTATCCAGTGTTGCCCATCCTGGCATTGCCCATTTTGTCACCCATTTCAAACTTTTGCCCTAAAGCAACATTAGGATAGTCTTTGAGATGGATAAAACCGGTAAATCTTATTGAGCCATTGCCACTACTATAAGTATGCTTCAGCACAATGTAGTTACCTACCTCACTGCCAAAACCTCTATCTACTACAATGCCATCTTGTGGGCACATTATTGGTGTGTTTTTATCATCTGCCCATCCAATATCTACCCCTCTATGCTCACCTTCTATGAAAGGCTTGGTGATACCACCACTGTCTACTGTTGGTAATAAAAATATGTCATCCCAATTCATATCTGTTACTCCTTTCTAGCTCAACTTAATCACTTACCCACTCTACAAGTAAGTATGTTGATTTATTGCTGTAATAAATAGTTCCATTAGCTGTCATACAGCGAGCCACTAAATGGACTATGTGGTTTGCTTCCATGGTTATTATTCTAGGTGGAATTGTTACAACAACATCTGTACCATTTCCATATAAAGCATTACCAATTAGTTCAACACTTGTGCTAGTGCTGAAGGCTTGATTGTTACTGTCATATATATAAGCACCAGCTCTGCCATTAGAGCCAGTACCTAAATAAATTGACCGGCTTACTCTATATTTCCCTGCTCTAAAAACCTTGATACCGCCATTTTGTTTACCATATAACTTTGTACTGCTACTATCTATAATAGGGTTATCACTTTCTGTGTTTTGAAGCGGTACATAATAGAAGGTACCGGCTGTTGCTGTAGCATTGGCAGTTGTACTTGTGCCCTGACACCACCGTGAAACACCAACTGTACCTCTATACTTAAGAGAGAGCAAGTTTGACCCAGTACCAGTTGTTTGCAGTCTAGCATCATAGTCATTAGCAGTTGTGTTAGTGGCATGGAAGTCAAGGTAACCGCCTATTTCCATTACACCGTCTGAGCCGATTTTAGGCACACCTCTAAACCAAGTTCCCGATGCTGGTTGCTGTACTGAAGTGGGCACACCTGCATTTAAGTATATTGGTGTTGCTGTACCACCTACAGTTGATGTACCTAGCTTTGTTGCAGTTGTAGCTGTTGTGGCAGATAATGCACTTGTTGCTACTCCTATGAAGTCCTCAGCACCACTTGCTGTTTTCCCTTCTCTCTTCAATGGTAAACCACTTACAATAAAACTTGCTTGTGCTATAGTGCCTAAACCAACACCAACTGTGCCATTGCCTTCATCATATAAGTCTAAAGGATATTTAACAGCAGATACTGATACAACTGCTGTTGAGCTAGATACTCTATCAGTAACTGTAAGTGTAAAAGTAACATTTTTATCTATGCCCAATGTATAATGGCTTCCATTAGTTGCAGTACCACTTATACCACCACTGTAAGTACATGATGTGCTTACTATTGCATTTTGGCTATTTATACTGCTTCTAACTGCTCCACTGAAAGTAACATAAACATAACCACCAGCTCCATCTAAAGTTGTATCAGCAGCTGCATTGGTTGCTGTTCTATAAGCATTTAATGTAGCAGATGGTGATTGATAACCATATACTGTGATGGTCTTTGTAACAGTAGTACCAACTGCACCTCTGCTATCTTTTGCATAAGCTGTCAAAGTATAAGTATAGTTGCTTGTGTTGGATGGTATGGTTTTAGATATTACTGTGCCACTTGCACTGTTACTGGATGCTGTAGCCAGATCACCATGTGATGCTGAGAAATAAGTAATAGTACCACTTGCTCCATAGCCAGGTGTAGCAGTAAAACTGCTCTGTACTTTTGAGTATCCTGCAACCGGCACAGTGATGCTGTTATGTGGTGTATAGTTTATGCCTATATTGCCAAGTGTGCATGATGGCTTTATTGATGTTGTGTTTATCGTGATAGTAGCACTAGCTGTCTTACTGCCTACCAGGTTAGTGCAAGCACTATTGCTGTAGGTTGTTACTGTAATATTTAATGAGCCACTGACCTGAGTAGGTAAAGCATTAAGCAATGTTTGATTGCTTATTGTAAAACTCTGTGTAGTGTTATTTATCCTAGTTGCACCACTTGTGTTGGTTGTACCGTTTAACTCCCAAGCAATGATGTGGTAAAAGTCAGCCTTTGATGTAATACTGTAAGAAATACTGCCAGTTGTATTACTGATGGTGTAGTTACTTACAGATATATCACTGGCTCTTGGTATTGTTGTAGGTTGCACTGTTCCACTCAGTGTGTTTTCTTTTGGCACATATCCATAAGCAGTAGTATTAGGTGCAAACCTTGCAGAAACACTAAGGGAAAGTGTACCATCTCCCAAGTGCTCAACATTATCAGTCCATGTGCCTATCAATGTTTTATTGCCATTTGTAGGAATACTGGCAACTGTGGTTGTTTTCTTCAGTACACCACCTACTGTAATATAACTTGCAGGTGTTGTGAAGCCACTAAACCCCCATCCATTTCTGCCTAAAGCATAATGGTTAACAGTAATATTAGTTGTATTGTTAGGAGTAGACTGGCTGTTTTGTATTACCTCAAGGAAAAACTGGTAAGCATTGTTATTACCATTTCTGTCAGCCACATATTGGTTTATATCAAGTAATGGCATAAAATACCCCCTTAATTATGTCTAGTAAAGGATAGATGCTTGCCACTATCCCAAGTAAAAACTCTCCATCTGTTAGCAGGCACATTAG